TTCCACAAGGGTGACTATGGAAGGGTCTGCGGCCCCCACGGGCTCAATAACAACAGGCGGGCGTGTTGTAGGGCCTATATCCACAACAGTGGGAGGGCGAGTACCTATAGGCACATAGCCAGTGCGCCCACCGGTGCCGGAACCCGTGCCTATGCCTAACCCACCAAAGAACACCCCTAAACTGGCCCACTTAAGGAACCTATCAGCAAGGGTGTCACCCTCCACCTTTGGTATAACATCAGGAGGGCAGGTACCCGCCTGTTTGCATGTGCGATACAGGTCCGTTGCAGAGGCACGTTTGCGACGCCTTACAGCTTGGGTCATTTTGGCAGATAATGTTTATTATAAAAATGCAAAAAAATAAAAAACAAAAACAAAACAAAACAAAAATAAAAAGGAGGTGGGAATACACAAAAGGAAGGGATCAGTGTAGCAACCTATATAGCAACACTACAATGATTATTAACATACACAAGAAGAACCACAATCCACAATTATCGTCTCGTAGTACAATTAATGCACCCCCATCCGTATTGCCCACTACAACAGGATACATATTACATACAAGATACACAAGGAACACTATTTACACAATAGCAGCATGTAATGGCTGGGTAAATTATAAGTCACCTATGTACCACATCACCTGCATATATATACAAAACAATCCTAGATATATAACACACACAAACACCAAAAAAGCACTTAGTGCAGAAAGATAGGAAAGCCAGAAAATAATAAGCAGCAACAGCACAGTACACCACCCAGATATCAAACACACAAGTATATCCAGGATTGCTTCTGCCTTACATAATGTTGCAGGTGTGGTTCTATACACTGGTTGCCATCGCAACAAACATTATATACACATTGACATATAGCCAGCAGTGGCTTGTATCCCCTTTGGAATGTTCACACGACTTAAAAATTGTGTCCGTTGGTCAGTATCCACATACCACAGTGTTACAAATGCACATTTTGTTGTGTCACCCCCACAGGCCCAATGCCATGTAGAGGATGCTTTTAAAAACAAGTTAGGCACTGACTGCTGAAGCCTATACCGAAAACACTTTAACTTATTTGGTTCACCTTTTAAATGTATTATAGGTGCACCGTGACTGTTACAGATGTCCCTTGCTTGTTGTGTGCAGTCACTGTCACGGTTGACCCACTGGTCAGCACTGTCACGCCGTTGCCTGCAGATGTCTCTTTCCGTAGAGTCGGGCTGCTGCTGCAATCCGTCTCTGTGGAGTCGCTGTCGCTTACAAGGCGGCGTCTGCACTGAGGAGGATGTCTGGGCGGGGCCCACGCACGTGGCGGTGGCGGTGGATTTGGTGGCGTCTGGCAGTCGCCCAACAGTTTCAACAGGGGGTACTTCTCGCACGGTGTCCTGGGTGCTAGATACAGAGGCGCAGGGTTCATAAATCACTGTACTTCCCACATGTACCTCCCATGTGTTTGTGTCCCCATATTTTCTGGCTTCTTGTCCAAATGTTACATAGTACTGTTTCTGACCCTGAAATTCATAATATAGCCCATGATATGACACATGTCCTTGTACTTTATACCACTGTTCGTCCTCTGTACTTTGCACATAAATACACCCCCAGCTCACATACTCCACTGCTTTTAGGTCCTCGCAATCAAATTTAACTGTTATTGTGCGTCCTTTTTTCTTCCAACACCGTTGTGGGTGTGCATTCCACATTTCCAGTGAGGTGTTCTGTAATGTCCATGGTTCTTGCGCATACGCACTGTTTTGCAACCCTTGCAGTGACAGGTGCACTTCAATTGCCTGATGTGCTTTGCCTTTTGTAACACTAAGTGTTGGTACCACCTGGTGGCCTACATGGGTAAGTCCTGCTTGTCGTGCCTTAAATAACATTGCATGTTCCAGACGCACATAGTGCCAATGCAATATTTGGTCCTCAAGCTTGTCGCTATCTTTTTCATAAAGGTCTAGCAATTTCTCCTGGCACGCATCTAAACGGTCGGCTAGTGCTTCCATCCTCATCCTCCTCCTCCTCCTGTTCGTCAGGTCCCTCTATACGTGCCCAGGACCTTTGGAAAAACGATTTCCAATTTTCATTATTTAGGGTATATACGGGATCACCGTTGCTTTTTAATGGGCACTTATGCATAAATTTAAACAACACTATTCTACTGTGCAAATATTTAAATGCCTGGTCTTCCAATGGATTTATATTTGTTGTTATCATAAGTGGTGGACACTTCAACTGTGTTAAATTTCTATGTTTTCTATCTATGCTTATAGCATTTCCATCTAACACTGTTCGTAGGTATGTATCTATATATTGCCAGCACTGGTATGTTGCATCATCTAACAACCCTACTTTGGCGTCTACCAGTGGTGATAACCAAAAATGGCTTCCTGAATTTACATATGAAATTACTGCTCCCCCTAAATACTTAAGTAAACTCATACAAAACAATGACTTTCCGGTGTCACTTGGCCCATAGAATACCATACAGCTTTTTTTTGGTACCCCTTTTAAAAATAGCTTTAATGCTCCCATAAATGTTACAAATTCAACCCTTTGATATCTTAAATATTTTACTATTTCTCTCCAGTCACCTGAATCTGCCACCTTGCGCCCCCTATGTGCTATCCACTGTGTCATAGACATTCGTGCCTGTTCTGCACGTTTATAATGTTTGCACATTGTAATTGCATCCTTAATATACTTTGCCTGGCAGTTGCTTGCTAAAAATGCTGCTGCATTTGGGTCCTCATTACCTAGCATTGCGTAGTCATATGCTAGCTCGCTCTCATCTGTTATGTCATTGTCATATGCCCACTGTACTAAGGTAGAAAGGCTAAACTGTGTCTCTTGCATTGCATGCCCCACTACTGTTTGTCTTACTATCCATTCTGGGGTTTCCCCGTACACCTCGCTGCCATTTCCCATTGCTGTTCTATACCAGTATAGGGCACATGGTCCACTTCTAATTTTTGGTGGTTCAATAAGCATTTGCTTTTCAGGTATATTTAGCAGCGTGCTCATGCTGTGTGCCACTGTCTCCCTACTCTTGCCACATTTATACCGCACCAGCATTAAAATTACCATCCCCCATTGACACGTCTGTATTTGTATATGTGCATACAGACATATGGGTTGTATTAACGTCTTTACTGCCTCTGCCACTGCATGATATACCCCAAATGCACATACTACCCAATCCCCACATATTGATTTATCGCTTTTAAATTGTCTTACCAGATCCCCATATGCTAGTCCAAATAGCTCTTTAAATTTATGCAGTAATGTGACACGCAAATTACTAACCTTAAATATTTCTAGTACGTCTGCTGCTCTCTCTGGCGTTTGCTGTGTCTGTGCACTACACTGCGCCTCACCATCCCCCCCCACACGCTCCTCTTCCGCTTCCTGAACGGCGCCGCCTCCCCCCTTTGTATGCTGTGTACCCCCCGATACCTGGCTTTCTGATGCTCCAATATCCACCTGCGTATGGCCATAGCCACTGTCTTGGTCAAACAGCCTTCTTCTAGCCCTGTCGTGTCCCCGGTTTATGCTTATGGCGTCCAGTCGGGGACTTAACTCACTGTCCACCAAAGACACACACGAGCTGCTTGCTGGGCTACATGTATACTTTCGTTTTAGGGCCTGCACGGTTGCAGCGTCATCCCGTGCATTTTGTTGCACGAACAAATCTAACGGCACTTCCTGCCCATCCCCTAAGGATCTTGTGTCTATAAAGTCTACCAGATCTTCTCCCCTGTCCTCACTGTTTTCGTCCTCATCACTGGACTCTTGGTACCCTGTGGTTTGCTCCACTATGGCCTCAACCAAAAACCATCCGCCCGCGCGATTCGCATCCTCGTCCCCATCCCCCCGTTCAGTACCTTCGCAGTTGGCCATGTCCCTTATGCGCAGCGAGGACACACTATGGACAAATTGTCCAGCAGTAGTTGTTGTAGCGCCTTCACGTCTGCGTCTCTGCACTCCACCACCAGCCTAACTGGACGGTAGCACCTGCCACAGGTAGTAACCACCCCGTAGGCCTGCTGTGCTTGTTCTACAAGTTGCTCCTGCACACCAACACCGTCCCTCTCATCCTCTGACTCTGACTCTGAGCTGTCTAGTAACTGCTCATTGCAGTGTAGGTCAACCACATCAGGAAGTTCCTGAAGGACAATGTCCTTTATGGTTGCCACCTGGCCGTGCATGCCCCTCTACACTGGCAGCACCTTCCCGTCCACAGTCCGCTTATCTTGTGGAAGTGGATTCCTGTCTGCACCTGATATTCCTTTTCCTGACAGCTTAGGGGTTTGCAGCATGCATGGCACCTTATATATAGTTCTGCTAATGATTTGCCTGTTTCCTGTTCCACAGTGGGTCCGTAGCCCGAATACGTCCAGTATCGTAGCTCCCTCACTTTAGTTGCTCTTGCAAGGCATGGTGCGCAGACTCCAAATGGCCAGTTGTCCCGCCACACAATCTGCAGCTCCTTTATTGCAATCGCCAGCAATTCTTCTGTTGTTAATTCATTTTTGCAAAATATGCAGGTAATCCGTAAATCTTCTAGGTCCACCTCAATTTCCTTGCACAGCAACCAAATATTAGTTGGATTGTGCAGTCCCATAGGCATTGCTGATTTGCTGAGTTCACAGTTCCCTTATATATGTACCTATGTCGGTCGGACCGTTTTCGGTCTTGTCTTATTTTTTTACATGTATTATTGTTAGTAATAACTATAAAACCATGAGACATAGGGGAGCGACCGGAGTAGAATGTTTTAACACGTTTGTAAAGGGCTTGCCCATAGTTGCAAGACACATACTTGGCTACAACACCTAGAAAGGTAGCCAAAACAGCAATTAGGAGAAAGTAGTCAGCATAAAATATGTGCCTAAAAGCATATCTATTGTAAAATGAGTCAGGAAACACATAACTATGGAAAATGTATGTGCCAGAAACCTGTCAGGCACACCCAGATGTGGATAAGGTTTGTTTAAACAGGATGTGGGAGAAAAGCACAATGCATAGTTTCTATGTACAGTGGCACGGCGCCACGACCGAAAAGGCGGGAGACCGAAAACGGTCGCGAATACAAAATGGAGAAAATATAAAATGGAGTACAGTAAAGGGCATACAAAGGTGACACAAAACAAAGTGTAGGAAGTAGGACAACGTGCAAACACACACTTACTCACAGGGTTCACCGGACACACACACACACATGACACACGCTTTATTAATGCACAACACATAACACACATTCCACATACATACACAACACGGGGGCAGGGGCCATACAAAAAACATACAACAACATAACATAGTACAAACATGTACACACAAACAACAACAGAAACACACATGCATGCATTGCACACATACACACATACACCACACAAACAGTATGACATGTTACTTTTTGCGCTTTTTACGTTTAGTAGGGGCGGGGGTCGAGGTAGAGCTTGGTGGGGCAGCACGTTTGCGTGACACTGAAACAGCCCTAGAACCAACCTGTAACAGAAACTTGCGCCCTAAAGGAAACTGATCCAAGTCAGTGGAAAATTTGTCCTTTAAATCCACAGTCCAAAAGGATAAGTTAGCATATGGATCTTCTTTAGGAGGAGGGGTGGCAGCCCCCTTTTGACAGGTAATGGCACGAGACTGTAAAAACCTATAGGTATCATCTAAACTGGTAGAAGGAGGAGGCACCACACCAAAATTCCAGTCATCCAATAAGGCCTTATTCATATTGTGCAAGTAGGCCATAATTTCAGGAGTTAAGTGAATTTTACACAGTTGAAATATAAACTGCAAATCAAATTCCTCAGTGTGGCGAAGATACTCACGAAAATTAGAAGCTGTATATTCTGATACAGAGGACGCTGTGGCAGTACAAATAGTTACATTAGTACTGCGAGTAGTATCTACAACTGTCACAAAAAGCTCATTAAACCAACAGATGCCATTGTTGTGACCCTGGGCGCGCTGTAGCCAATAGGGCTTATTAAATAATTGTGCATCAGAGGACACCATAGAGCCGCTGGGGGTGGGAGAATAAATATAACTACCAGGTGTCACCCTGTCGCTACCCGAGGCACCTTTAAGATATAAACTGGCTGGTAGTGCCTCACCCATTGTGCCCTGCCTATTAAAAAAATGGCGTGCAAACATTTGTTCCCTGCGAAGACAAAAAAACATACAATCACCATATGGTTCAGCAGCCATTTGCAAATAGTCAGGATATTTGCAGGTGGTGGTGCAAATATCCAAAGGCACTTCTGATTTATTTTCCTGAAGGGTAGCAAAATCTATGGCACCATAGCCTGTTTCCACCATGTCACCATCCTGTATAGTGGAATTTGTAAATTCTAAAGGAGGGCAGTCAGTTGGCTGCGAATTAGAGCCTGCACAAGGAGTGCCCTTGGTCCAATGCTCACCAATGGGAGGCTTGCACCCTATAATAAGCAATTGGGTCTGTTTGTAGTCAACAGATACATTGTCCCGACTGTCAGAATTGTCAGCCACAAGTAAGGAAGTGTTTTCAGTGTCATCCAAGCGATTATACAAGGGGTGACCGCTAGTGCCAACACCAAGGGGCTGGCCCCTACCAACCTCAATGCCACGACAGGCCCATACCAGCCGTTCAGTATCTGGATTGTAAAGTGTGCCATCAGGCAAAGCAAATTTATTGGGATCAGGAAGTTTTACTCTAAACACCCTGTATTGATACCCCGAAACCTTAGGAATGGTGTTTTTTTTGCCCTGTCCGTTGAGAGGTATGGCACAGTAAGGATGTCCTACAGTTAGTAGACGAGAACTGCCACCATAATAATAGAGGTTGGTGCGTTGGACATAGCGATCAGTACTGAGAACCTTAGAAACAGGATTGGGAGGCAGGTATACCTTGCCGTCACCAGGCCGCCACAAAGCCATCTGCAAAAGAATAGGGCACACGTTTACGACGTTTAGGAAAAAAGATATATGCAGGCAACAAATAAAAATCAAAGCCCTCAACATAAATAGAATGTGGATGCGTAGAGGGTACAAGAGGCATTGTAGGTACAGGGGCAGGAGCAAAGGACAAATCAATGTCAGGGCCAGAGGAGGCAGGGATGTGTGGCCCTAAGGACAAGGGAACTGTTACATTGTCATACTTGGCAGAAACAGCAGACGCTGCAGACAGGGACGGGCTGTGCAATGATGTAGAAGACACAGAAGCACGCGGCGGGGGTTCCCCTAAATCAGGGTCAGCATAAATGTCATATGTTATGTCTGGCTGCGTAGAGGAGGCCAAGGATTGCATTTCAATAGTATCAGATGAAATGGGGCTAATGTCCTGATAAAAGTGTACCCGAGCGCCAATGCGTTTGCCACTACGTGTACGCAAGGTAGCACGTTGACCCAACCGGCTGACCCGTACTGTACCCTGGCGGGCTGTAAGGGCAGGCCTATGTAAGGAAATAATATCCAAAAAGTCAGGATCAGGAGGGGTATATATACTAGGATGCTCAAAAATAATAGTTTCCTCTGGATCATACACAGGGTTGTCATAAGTAACAAGAGACTGGGGTCGAGACAAAAAGGCAGGGTTAGTAACCCTAACCTGTTGATTAGCCTTGCTATACAATCCTAAGCGGGGCTGTGCAAGGCGACGAACACCAGGCAAAGGGGTACTACTAAAGGGGTCTGTGCTAGTACTGCTATGAGTTGCAAATGTGTGCATGGGTATTTCCTCAAAGCTATGCGACCCAGATGTGGGTGTGCTAGTGAATACATGGCCTGAAAGGTCCCCGGCCTGTGGAGGTTCAATAATGGACGGTTCAGTAAATAAGGGATTTGTAAAGCTACTACTGCTAACTTGGACAGACGCTCCAGAGGGTGTAATGTCTAAAACAGCAGGGGTAGTAGTTGAGGACGTGGTAACCTCAAAGCCACCAGACCCAGTAAAAGTGGGAACGGTGGCACCGGCTTCCACAACGCTGGATT